TTGTTTTTGAAATATTTGATATTTTAGAGATATAAAATTTGGGGATTAATAAGGAATATTTAATATTGAAAATAATGGGAAATAAACGAATAAAATAAAAAAAAGAACTCTAGAAATAGGGTTCTTTTATTTTATATAAATACGGGGAATAAATGGCAAATAGACGATTAATAGAATGTAAAAGTAGAGGGTGTTATAAATTAACTAGAAATGAATCAGCTTATTGCGATGAACATATAGAAGAGTTTGAAAAGAAAGAAAAGGAAAGGCGAAAAAATTTCAATAGTTATTACAATAAGAATAATAAATATAATAAGTTTTATTGGACACAAAAGTGGAAACAACTTAGAGAGTATGTTTTAGCTAGGGATGATTATTTATGTCAAGATTGTTTAAACAATAAAGTAATAACAGAAGCTACTGAAGTTCATCATATAGAAAAGATAAGAAAAGCATGGGATAAGAGATATGATCCTGATAACTGTATAGCGTTATGTAGCGAATGCCATAGGATTAGAGATAGGAATTGTTAGAAATAAATATAAATTGAGAGATATCCCCCCTACCTTGTAGAAATTTATAAAAACTTTTGACAGTTCGGTGTTAGGTTACATCGCAGAAAATTCCCCAATGAAAAAATTTTTTAGGAGGTAAGAAAGATGGCTAAACGTAGAGAACCTATAGATTTGCTCGTTGCAAAAGGTAAGAAAAATTTAACTAAAAAAGAGATTGAAGAAAGAAAAAATAGAGAAATAAAAGCACCTTCTGAAAATATAGAAACACCTTCTTATCTTCCTGAAAATTTAAAAGGTGAGTTTATTAATATATCTTCAAAATTAAAAGAAATTGGAATAATGAGCGACTTAGATTCAAATGCATTAGCAAGATATTTGATAGCAGAGCATGAATTTCAGAAAGTGGCTATTAAAATGGTGAAAATGAAAAATATAACAGATAAATATTTTGATTACTTAAAGGCAGAAGATAAATTTTTTAATCAAGCAAGAGCAGCAGCAGGAGATTTAGGATTAACTATAACTTCAAGATGTAAGTTAGTTCTACCAAACAATAATAAGGATGAGCCTTCTGAAATGACAGAAGGTCAAAAGAGATTTGGAAATAGAATATGACAACAAAAGAGATATTTGATGTTATTTATAATTATGCATTAGATGTTGTTGAAAAAAGAATAGTAGCTTGTAAAAAACATATTTGGGCTTGTAAAAGATTTATTTCTGATATAGAAAAGTCAAAAGATGATAATTATCCATATTATTTTGATGTTGAAGAAGTACTAGATTTTTATGAATGGACAAGATTATTTAAACATAGAACAGGAATAGTTAAAGGTCAAAGAATAGAGTTAATACCATGGCAATTATTTATTGCAGGAAATTTATTTGGATGGAAAGATAAAAAAACAAATTTCAGAAGATATAAAAAAGCTTTTATAAGTGTTGGTAGAAAAAATGCTAAATCAGAACTATTAAGTTTGATAGCTACTTATGAATGCTTTATAACTGATGATAATAGTGAAGTATATCTAACAGGTTGGAATCGCGATGGTTCAGATATTGTCTATAGAGAAATAACATATCATTTAGAACATCCGTATGAGAAAGGTTTCTTTAAAGGAAAATATAAAACAAGCTATGGGCAAGTAACACATTTAAAAAGTGGTTCATTTATAAAACCTTTATCAAGAGAAGCTAAAAATACAGATAATGCTAACAATCCAAGTTTAGCTGTTGTTGATGAATATAAGGATCATTTAACATCAGAGATTTATGATAATTTAAATACTGGTATGACTAGACCTAATGCTCTTATAGTTATTATAAGTACTGCTGGAACAAATATTAATTGTCCCATGATGTTTGAATATAAATATGTAACAAAAGTACTTGATCCTGATATAAAAGATGTAGAAAATGAAGAATACTTTATTATGATATGTGAGTTAGATAAAGAAGATGATATTAAAGATGAGAAAGTATGGCCAAAAGCTAATCCTATTGTAACATCAACAGAGTTTGGGGTTAATAAACTTAGAGGAGAATTAAAAGCTGCACTTGATGCACCAGAAAAAATGAGAATATTTAAGACAAAAAATATGAATATATGGTGTGACGAAAGAGAAGATGGCTATATGAATATGTCTAAGTGGGAAAGTGCAGAAGAGGATTTTTCTTTTGAAGATTTTAGAGGAGAACCTTGTGTAATGGGAGTT